CATGAACAAAGCAAAAAAACTTGAGTCCCAACAAGAGTTTAGCGCTTTCTCTTGGTGTTCATAAGGTTTCGTTTTAAATTTGTAATCCATCATTTTTAACCGTTTCCATAAAAACAGGTTGACACGCTACTGGTATAAGATAATATCAGTCTTTGTCAAGGTCGGACACGGCCTACAACAGCGAAAAGGGAACTACGAATGACTGATCTAACTAGTCTAATGGAAGAGGAAAATTCGCAATCTGTCGAGAATGTCGATCAGGCGGATTTGTCCAGCGTCGCGGGGATCGCACGGTCCATCCGCGAAAAAGAAGAGCTGATCTCCGACTTGGAGCAAACGCTCAAATCGGAAAAAAAGTCTTTGATGAAGCTCACCGACGAAGAGCTTCCGGCTCTCTTGCAAGAGGTCGGCATCAACAAGTTTGAACTTGACGACGGTTCCACCGTTGAGGTCAAGCAAACCTACGGTGCGTCGATTTTAGTGGCAAACAGGGAGACCGCATACGAGTGGCTCCGAGACCACCATTATGATGATATCATCAAAAATCAGGTCAACGTGCGTTTTGGTCGAGGAGAAGACGAACTCGCCGCATCGTTCACGGACCTCGCCGCTCAACAGGGTTACGCGCCCGAGCAGAAAACCGAAATTCACCCTCAGACTTTGCGAGCCTTTGTAAAAGAGCGCGTTGAGGCTGGTGATGAGTTTCCAATGGACTTGTTTGGCGCTTGGATAGGCCATCGCGCTGTCATTAAGAGGAGTAAATAACATGGCAAAAGCTGTGGCTAAAAACGAAGATAACGCCGTAGCCGTCGTAGACGAGAGCCTTTTCGAGGCGGATGCCGGTGCAGGCATGGAAAACATGGGACAAGATGATCTTGCCCTGCCGTTTCTAAAAGTTCTTAGCGGTAACGACCCGGTTCTGGACGAACGTGACGACGCTCGCAAGGGCGACATCTACAACACCGTTACAGGGGCCGTTTACAAAGGCAAGGACGGCATCTCCGTCATTCCTGCCGCATACCAACGTCGTTTCATTCAGTGGGCACCACGGGGCTCTGGAACGGGCGCACCCAGCGCTATTTACGAGCCGGGGGACACCCGTCCGCGCACTGAACGGTCTTCGGACGACAATAAGGATTACGTCGCCGACGGTTCTGGTGAATACATTGAGGAGACGCACCAACATTTTGTCATCGTGTTAAACGAAGACGGTAGTGCTGAAACGGCGTTGATTGCCATGAAATCTACTCAGCTCAAAAAGAGCCGTAAGTGGAACAGCATGATGGCCTCGCGGACGATGAATGGGAAGAACGGACCCTTCACCCCGCCGCGGTTCAGTCACGTCTATCACCTCAAAACCATCTTGGAGGAGAACTCCAAAGGCTCGTGGCATGGCTGGGAGATGAGCGTCGAAGGCCCAGTTCAGAGCGTTGATATTTACCAGCGGGCTAAAAGCTTTGCGTCAAGTATTAGCCTGGGGGACGTTCAAGTTAAGCACTCGGACGAAAGCGCGTCGCCCGCAGCGCAAGACGACGACATTCCGTTCTGATCCTAAGTGGCGGGGCTTCGGTCCCGCCACATTTCTCTGAGGCGCACATGCAAGTCAAGCAGTTCATGGCCATATTTGATGGCCTGAAGGAAGCCTACGGCTACTTCAAAATTGAAAGCACGGGATCAAACGGGAAGGCCAAAGGCAAGGCAGGCATCCTGCGCGAACCGCGGACCACGAAACTCTGGGAGGGACACCTAAACGGTGACGGCGCGGGCATTGGAATAATTCCAATTAACGCCGACAACAAAAGCAAGTGGGGGTGCATTGATATCGACCAGTACCCTCTCGACCACAAAATGCTTATCGAAAAAATACGGCGGATGAAGTTGCCGCTGGTGGTTTGCCGATCAAAGTCTGGTGGCGCGCATTGTTTTCTGTTTTCTAAGGATTGGATTGCCGCGGCTGACATGCAGAGGGCTCTGCAACATATGTCCGCGGCCCTGGGCTATGGCGAGAGCGAGATATTTCCAAAGCAGATAAAGCTGCATTTAGACCGAGGGGATGTCGGAAACTTTCTTAATCTACCGTATTTCGATCACGAGGCTGGTCTGCGGTATGGTTTTTTAGACGACGGCACATCTGCGACGCTAGACGAGTTTTTTGAGCTGTATGCGGTTCATGTTCAAACTCCAGAGCAGATTTTAAAGCTACAGGTCGAGACGTCTGGAAAAACAGATCACCTTAAAGACGGTCCGCCGTGTTTGCAGATTTTGTGTAACTCAAAGATTTCGGAGGGCGGTCGTAACAACGGCCTCTTTAACCTGGGGGTTTACCTGCGCAAAGCTTACCCAGATTCCTGGGAATCCGAGATACTGCGGTTTAACATGGACTACCTTGAGCCGCCGCTGCCGCTGAACGAAGTTAATATTGTCGCGAAGCAGCTACAGCGCAAAGATTATGTCTACAAGTGCTCTGACAGCCCTATTAACGCGCATTGCAACAAAGACCTGTGCCGAACCAAAAAGTTTGGGATAGGGGCGGCGGTAGCGGGCGCTACAGTAGCCAACTTGCGTAAATATAATTCCAACCCTCCTGTGTGGTTCATGGACGTGAACGGGGAGCCCTTGGAGTTAGACACTGACGCTTTGATGAACCAGCCTGTTTTTCAAAAGGCCTGCATGGAGCAGTTAAACTTTATGCCCATGTCGTTGGCGAAGGCCCAGTGGGAAGCACGCATTGGTGCGCTTTTGACAGAGATGCGGGACAACGAGAGCGCCATTGTAGAGGTGGCGCAGGATGCCAGCATTAGCGGGCAGTTCTACGACTATCTGGAAGAGTTCTGCCGACACCTACAGCAGGCTCAAGACAAAGAAGAAATCTTGCTTCGACGTCCGTGGACCGACGAAGAAAAGAACCAGACTTTCTTCCGGTTGAAGGATTTTGAGGCGCACCTGCGCAAAAATAAGTTCTTCGAGTACAAAAGCCATAAGATTGCGCAACGGCTGCGCGACATTAACGGCGACAGCGTCGTTCTTAAAATCAAAGGACGCTCCGTGCGTGTGTGGCAAATACCTGCTTTTGAAACCGCAGACATGGTTTTCGACACGTCCAGACTAAAACGTCAGGCTGAGGTTCCGTTCTGATGGAGGACTTCCGAAAGAGACACCGGGAGAGGAATTGGAATATTTGGCGGATGCGCATTCTGGAGAAAAGAACGCTGCCCAGTATTGCTCAGAGGTTTGGCCTTAGTCGAGAGCGGGTTCGTCAAATTGTTCTGGAAGGTAATGCGATCTTAGAAAATCGACCGGACTATTTTGGCAGGAAACAGTAATGTTTCGCATTTTTGGACCGCCCGGCACCGGAAAGACCACTACGCTTCTGAACATGGTCGATGAAGCCCTGGAGAGCGGCGTACACCCGCATAAGATTGCGTTCTTAGCCTTTACCCGCAAAGCCGCCAATGAGGCCAAGGAACGTGCCGCAGCGCGTTTTAACCTCGATCCTAAGAAGGACCTGAGTTACTTCCGAACGCTGCACTCTTTAGCCATGTCTCTGAGCAATATCCGTGGTGAGCAGGTTATGCAGGAGGAGCACTACCGAGAGCTTTCAGAAACAATCGGTGTAGAGGTTTACAGCTCCACCCAAGTAGGCGCGTTCGAGGAAGACATTACGTCCATTACGTCGAACAAAAACCCCGTTTTGAACGTTATCAACCTTGCCCGCCTGCGGAAGGTGGATTTGCGAGACCAATATAACGAAAGCAATTTAGACGAGTCTTGGAACGTCGTGAATTACGTTGCTTCAAGCCTGGAGGCATACAAGGGCAACATGGGCCTTTATGATTTCACAGATATGTTGGATGAATTTATACGGTCCGCGCATATGACCTGCCCGCAGTTTGACCTGTGCTTCATTGACGAAGCTCAAGACCTGAGCCCGCTGCAATGGGACCTCGCGCATATCCTCGACGAGAACTCCACTCGTACATATTGCGCAGGAGATGACGACCAAGCGATCTACCGATGGGCCGGTGCCGACGTTGACCACTTCATCAACCTCCCCGGCGGTTCAGAAACGCTCTCCCAATCGTACCGAGTGCCGCGTCGAGTTCATGCCGTCGCGCAGACCGTCGCCAGTCGCATTAACCGCCGGTTCCCGAAGAGGTACGAACCAAAACCCGAGGAAGGGCACGTTCAAACTGTGGCGGGCATTGAATATTTAGACATGAGCGACGGGGAATGGCTCATCCTGTCTCAAGCGGGATACATGCTGCAAGACGCTGCCTCGTGGCTTAAATCCGGCGGATATCTGTTTAATTACCGCGGCTCACGGTCCATTGGCAAGAAATTATCCGATGCCGTGAACGGGTGGGAGACTTTACGCCGGGGACATTCAATCCCTGTTGTGCTAGCGCGGCAGGTGTATGCTTTTATGTCGTCCGGGACGCGGATAAAGCGAGGATTTAAGAAGCTGACAGGCCTAGAGGATGATGACGTCGTTAGTATGTCCGCCCTGATGGAAAACCACGGGCTGTTGGCGGATCAATCCATGATCTGGTCAGAAGCTTTGGATAAAATCCTGGAGACAGACAGGGCGTATGTTACGGCTCTTTTGCGTCGCGGCGAAAAGTTCAACGCCGAACCCCGGATTTCGCTGTCCACGATCCACGGTGCAAAAGGCGGCGAAGCCGACAACGTTGTTCTCTACACTAGCCTGACCAAAGCCGCAGATGATGATATGCAGCATAACCCAGACGATATGCACAGGGTGTTTTATGTTGGAATTACTCGAACTAAAGACACTCTCGTCCTCGTAGAACCCGAAGATGCAGCAAGGAGCTATTACGTATGAACCGCGAACAAGTCTTGTGGAAAGCCGAAGAGCTAATTAACGGCCAGCGCGCTGAAGATTATGGCGACGCTTACCAAAATCATGAACGAATTGCTGACGGTTGGAACGTCATTGTTCGAGAAGCGCATTCCGACTCCGGATATCTGACACCCGCACATGTAGCTCTTATGATGGATTGGCTGAAAACTTGTCGATTGTTAACCACGATGCACCATAAAGATAGCTGGGTCGATAAAGCCGGTTATACGGCCCTTGGGGCCGAGTTTGCATTGGTCGGACCTTTCGCAAAGGCGAAAAAGATTGACTAAATTACAAATGGCGATGTTTGCGCCGAAAAGCGAATGGGTTCCTCCGCTGGAGCTGCCCGACATCACGTCAGCGAAAACAATTGCAATCGACGTCGAAACCTCGGACCCAAACCTTAAATCAAACGGTCCCGGTTGGCCGACTAAAGACGGGTTTATTGTAGGCTATGCCGTCGCCGTGGACGGGTGGTCTGGTTATCTACCTGTAAAGCATTTCGGTGGTGGCAATCTCGACGAGCGCATCGTGTCCAGATGGCTCAAAAAAGTGTTTGAATGCCCCGCCGACAAAGTTATGCACAACGCTCAGTACGATCTCGGATGGATTAAGGCTAGCGGTTTTGAGGTCAACGGGCG